GCCCGGGTTCAGGCGTTCCCGTTCGTCTACTCTCTCGGCCTCGCACAGGGCCGTCTCCATGCGTCTGACGGCCCCCATAGCCCAGGTCCGGTCACTCGCCGCCCAAAGACGACCGCCGCGGGTGCTTCGAACGACCAGGACGTAATCAGCGAAGTGTTCACCGATATTGGCCCTGAGCTTGTCGAAGCGCACCACGTCGCGGTCCTCAGCCATTGTCCTCGCAGGCGATGCCGAGGAGTTCTAGGCCGGTGGTGTTGCGTCCCTTTCGCTTCTCGATGGAAGAGACCCGCACCCGCATCTTAACGACAGCGGTCTGGCCTACCTTCTCAAGCCCAGGGATGGACTTGGGCAAGTGGGCGGTCGGGTAGTAGGGCTCTTTCGATGGCATGGCCATCTCAGGGGCTTCCTCATCGAGGGCGACGAAGCGGCCTTTCTTCACTTCTTGGCCGCCTTGACCTTCTTCGCCTTTCGCTTCAGCAGAGCCTTCCGGGGCGACTCAGAGGCCACGCCGGGGGCGTTGACGCTACCCTTAACGGGAGCGCCTTCCTCAGGGGCGACGTACCGACCGCCTTTCTTCATCACGGCGACTTCCGAGACGGAATCTCTTTGCCCGGGTTCAGACCGCCCTCAGGCATGTTGTCCGGGGTCGCACCGATCACGGCGGCGGGGTCCTTGTACGGCAAGGCTTTCTCTTTGGGGTCCATATGGCTCCTATTCGCAGACCAGCGTCTTGAGGCAGTCGAGGGCAGAGGCCAGAATGGCCTTGACCTTCTCCTGATCGACCGGCCCGATGGGCGCGGACAGCAGGGCGCGGGCTTCAGCGGCCACGCGCAGCGAGTCGTCGAGAGACAGGGCGGGCTTCTTACCCACGGTTCTGCCTCTTGCTGACGATCTTCATGGCCTCAGAGGCCAGTGGCTCGCCCCAGACCTTCCCGCACAGCTCGGCCATGCGAAGGCTGTCCATCTCCAACTCGCTCACGCGGTCTTCCAGGCGGGCCAGGCGGTCGGCGTCCGACGCCTTGGGCAGGACCTTCTTGGGCAGCACGGGCGCGGCCAGCGCCTCGGGAGCCTTGATCTTCTTAGCCATTTGTCCTCCTACTTTGAATTCACGAAATTCCGCATCTTGTTGAAGATGCTGTCGCCGGGCATAACGATCTTCTGGGCCTGCTGCTTGGCCATCGCCTGCTGATACAGCCCCTTGATCGTGTCTTTGGCCATGTCCAAATGGCCTACGGCCGAAGCGGGGCTTAGGCGCGACAGGTCCATAACGATGGAGACGATGCCCTCGCGGCAGTCAAAACGATACGCAGGTTCGGGGGCCTTCTCCTTCTGGTCAGGCTCCATGGGCCTCCGCAACGGCCATGATGTCCTCGCCGTGGAACAAATCGTATTGCCTGCCTTCCCACTCGCATGTGTAAAGCGGCTGAGCGTGGCCGTGGAGCATGACCTCGCAGCCGATGTGGCTGTCTTGCAGGTCCGGGACGCCGCCACCGGAGGAGAACAGAACGCCCTCCTTGACCTTCCTGCGGCTGTAGCCGTCTGGCATGATGATGCCGCTCTTGGTTGCGGGCTCGGGCTTTCGCTCGACGACGACGTAACCCTTCTTAGGCTCGATGTTGGCCGGGTTCTGTACCCGCGCCGTGCTTTGTCGCATTAGACTACCCCCGTGCTGTAGACTCCACCCGCCGCCCCACCACGCCCGACCTTCCTAAAGCCCATGATCTCGCGGAATGACTCCCGGCGGGTCTCAGGCTCGATATGCAGGCGCTTGAGGAGATTGGTCGCTTTGCTGTAAGTTATGATCGTGTCGTCATGGCAGCCCTGTTGAGCGGCCATCTTCCCGTTGTCGTGAAGGACAAAGGTCCGCATCTCGTTTAAGGTCGCCACGCTGTTGACCTTCGCCGAACCGTCCCGCAGGCACTCCCGGCCATCGGCGATAAACTGGCTCTTGGACTTCTCCGTGGTCTTCCAGCCGAGCTCATCTCCGGATTCCTCGGGCTCGTCCCAGATGTTTGGGTAGCCAGCCTCGGCGATGGCTTGGAGGACGGCGTTTCCGGGGTAGTTGTTCTCTCCCGCAATCAGAGCCCAGCCGTAATACGCTCCCAGGCGCATACAAATGCCCGAGAAGGCCAGCGGATCGGCGTACCCGCGCCACTGGGCCACCTGCTCCCAGGTCTTAATGTCGTAGACGTCGGCCACGCTGTAGTCCTTGCCCTGGATGCCCTGGGAGGAGTCGGCGACGAGGAGATAGCGGGCCTTGGGGGACGGCGTCAGATAGACCGTGAGCGGCCCCCTCTTGTCCGGTTCAATGGCGATGCTGCCGCCCTTATCCAAGATGTGCCCGGTCCACTTCGCCTCGCGGCGGTCGTCATCGTGGCGCTTGATGGCGGTCCAGTCAAAGACCATCCCGCCAGCCGCAAGGAACGCCTCCTCCCACGTCGCCGGGTACTCCTGGGGGAAGAGTGAGGGGTCTTCCATGTTGGCGATCTTGTCCCGCCGCCAAGCCAGCTGGTCCCAGTCCAGCGTCAGAGCGTCACGCAAGCCGCGCTCTTCATCCGTCAGCAGGAACGGCTTAGATCCGGGAATGCGGTTCATTGGGTCTTGGTGCCAGCCGTAGAAGTGGGGCCGCCAGTTGGACGTCCCGTTGATGGCCTTGAGCCAGGCTTCATGGAACTTGGTGCCAGCGCCCTTGGCCGTGGACTCTTGAATCAGTCGGGTCGGCGCGCCCTTGATCAAGGCCTCTTGGATGTTCGTCACCACGTCGCGATTGTCGTAGTGGGCGGACTCGGACAGGTGGCCGTGAGTGATGTCATCCCCGCGGCCAAAAGACTTGCTACCGGCCGTGCCGATGTAAAACCAGGACTTAGTGTCTGGGAACTGGTACTCGGACTCCGACTCCTTGCTGACGCGGACCTTGAGCCGGGCGCTATCCAGGTAAGCCTTCACGCGCCGGAATAGACGCTTGGTGGCGCCCTCCTCATGCGAGAGGACCACGGCACGAGTGTTCATCCGCGTCATGCAGGCGTGCAGAAATTCGGCCAGGATGAAAGAGGAGAAGCCGGCCTTGCGGGGCTTAAGGATGATGTCCTTCTCGGTGCGGTTGGCGTGGTAGTCCGACTGAAGCGGGTTGAGCAGGAACGGCACTTCGCGGCTCGACTGGTCTACGATTGAGAAGCTGCGCTCGATGAAGTACCGCGGCTCCAATAGCTTCTGGGCTATCTCGGCGTCGGTCACGGCTTCACCTTGAGCTTTAGGTGTGTCTCGTACTGCCGGAAGACCTCGGCCTCTAGGACTTGGCGGGCCTCTTTTGTGATCGGGTGATATATCTCAACCCACGCGCCGTCCGCATTCTGACGGCATGGCATGGCGAGGATGGGCCGCAGGGCGTCTTGCCTCGACACCACCAGGCGCATCTGGGAGAGAACCAGGCAGTCATTGACGACCGCGCTGACGTAGGTCAGAAAGTTTCCCTTGGGCTGGCCGTTGAAGCGAACGTCCCGAACAGTGATCACTCAGCCCTCCCCAACACAAGCAAAGCGGGGTCCTTGTGAAGGACTGGATTGAATATCTCGACGTAAATCTTCCCGCCACCAACAACGTATGCTTGAAATTCCTGGAGGCTTCCAAACCTTAGGGCGATAGGCCCGGTGATGGTAATCACAGCGGCAACCCCCGCTCCTCGGCCGACTGCTTCACCATCTGCACCAGGGCGATGAGGTTGACCGACGGCGCAGCGCCCGCCTCAGCGGCAGGTCCGACGGCCTTGCGGGCTCTCAGGTTCAACTCCGCGGCCGACAGGCGCGTCTTGTGATCGACTACGGTATGCGTCTTGAAGCCGACAGACTGAAGCTTGGTGGCTTCGTGGGCCTCGGCTATAACCTTTGCGGAGGCATCCAGACTGGCCCCGGCACGATCTAGGGCCGCCTCAAGAGCAGCGGCCACCGTAGGTTTTTGAAGTTCTTTGTGCGCCTGGACCCTGGCTGAGTCCGTGGTCTTCCCATAGCCAGCCTCTTTCCCAGCCATGGTCATCGTCTTTCCTTCAGCTAGACTCTTGACCAAAAGCCTTTGCTTCACCGTCAGCCCATCCTTTCCGAGCTTGGCCGCCACTAGCGCACCATCCATCTCAGAACGATCAGCAGCGGAGCCGCAGCGCCCAGCATCCAAGGCGCATCGCAAGCCAGTCGGGCGGCTGGCACGGCAAGACAAAATAAAACTCCCGCGGAGATCACCTCCGGGGAGTGGTGCGGGCGTTCGCGCTTGGTCGAGGCGAGACGCAGGAAATCGGAAAGCAGAAGCGAACCCATGTCGTTAGACCTGGGCTCGCCTCGACCGCTACCAGTGTATCAGGCGTCTAGTTATTTGATGACGAAAACTACGGCCAATCTGACCGCATTTAGAACCGCGCTCTCACCTCCGCGACGTAGCGGTCCACAGAACGCCGCGAGGTTCCGTACTTCTGCTTGATCTTCAGCAAGGCCTTCTTCCGGGACTTCAGCTTACCCAACTGGACTAGGTACTCCCTTCCGATTCGCAGCCTCACGAGTTCTGACATCAGGACATCGCCCTCATGTACCCCTCCTCGCCATTAGGCGCTGGTTTATCTTAGGTGCCTCCTCATGATGCGTACACAACCCACCCCGCTTAGCCCTCTTGGAGCATCTACCGGCCTTGCGGTAGGTAGAGGCGGGAACGGGGGCGCGGCAGCGGGTCATTCCAAGTCGCCTCGGTACTTCTCGGCCTTCTTCGATTTCTCCATCTCCCGATCTTTCTCAAACAGCATCAGCGCCACCGCGTCAGGATCAAACAGAACCGGCCGGTTAATGCCCCTGAACTTTGTTGCCGAGTGCATGGACATCGCTTCAACGCCATGCTGCTCCCGCACTCTCAAGGCCTCGCCCTCATTGCGGACAACCAGCACAGCGCCTATCTTTTTCGCTGCCTCGATCATAGCTGTGGTTTTTCCGGTCCCCCTCGCCTGATGCAGAACGAAAGACCAGTCAGAATCCTTCACGCCTGCACCTCCCGACACGGCTTACACGCACAGTAAATGCTCTGGCACCTCTCATGGTGCCCGGTCTTGCAGGCTTGGCAGGGCTTGGCGGGTCTAGCCTGCTCTGTGCGGTGGGTCTTGCGGCCTTTGAGGGGTGGGATGTAGGTCACGCCTTTCTCCTGGCCTTGATAGCGTCATCAATCTTCTTTGCCCACTCAGGATGGTTCTTCCTGCATCCGGGAGACCTGATCGAATGGACCAGTTCATAGATCAAGCAGACAGCATCCTGACTCTCCTTCCACTCGCGCCTGGGGCTGACGGATTGAGCGTCAGCGGATATCTCCTCGATCATCTCAAGAGCCATGGCTAGACGCTGCCTTTCCGTGATCCTCATTCGCCCTCCGCATCGTGGCGGGCTATCTCGCGGCAAGGCGGGCACGGGTTCTTGACGAACACCCGGCAGTCGCACGCCTTTCTGGTAGCTTCCACCACCCGCTCTAGGGAGTCGATGTAGGCGAGGAGGGCGGGGATGTCCCGCCTTGCCGAGTCCCAAACATCATCATAGGTCCAGCCGTCAAAATCTGGCTCTCGCCTACTGCGGATCTCCTCAATGGGCGGGCGCTTCATGGCTTCTTCTCCCGGATGGCTGCGGCCTTCCCCCGCAACCTAGCGGCCTGTACGCAGTCATCGCAGGGCTCGCAAGACTGGCTCCCCTTCTCCCAATCGAAGCATTGGACGTCGCGGGCCGCGTCCTCATACGCCTCCGCAACAGCCTCGCGGAGGGCGTTGGCGATGAACCTCCGATGCTCCTCAAGGCTCCCGCAGGTTTCAATATTGGCGTCAATTTCCCTCGCCTTAGCTTCGTAGTCCATCACTTCTTCCTCCTGGGCTTGCGGCGTAGGCACAGCTTGCAGTCCACCATACTCCAACAGTTGCTAACCTTCCAGACGCCATTCATCCCGCAGGCAAGAGGCTCGTGGTTCCCCTCGCCCGTATAGTCACAGAATGGCGGCTGATAGTGGACCTTAACCCTCACGATTTCCCCTCCGATCCAGAGCGCAGGGCGGCGTATGACTCGCGCAGGTCAGCGATAGCCTCGGAGTAGTTGGCGAACCCATCCAGCAGAACCTTGGACTTAAGGGCGCGGCCAACCGATTCCACAAGCTTTTCAAGCAGAACTGCCCTGAGCCCCCTGATCCTACGCACAGCCTGCGGGCTAACACCAAATTTCTTGGCCAACACAGGAGCCGCAATATCCGGCCTATCTCTTATCTCCTGAAGCTGCTCGGGGCTAAGCTTCCTGCATCTCTGCCGCCACGGGATGCCCTGGGATGCCTGCTTTGCATTTTCCGAATGCTCAATGATCCGGCAGTTCTCCAAAACGTAATTGCCGTCTTTGTTGATTCGGTCTAGGCTGGGCTTCTTCATGTTGGCCGCCCCGTCCCGTTCCCACAGCATCTTTACCTCAGGGATCGTCAGCACACACCGGATGCCTCTGCCGCCATACCTGGAATAACCGTGGCTTTTCGGGTATTCACAACGTTGCCGCGCTCTCGAAAGCATAACGACCCAGGGGTTTTTCGTTTTGTATTCCCGCTTGCTGCCGCTGATGCATCTCCTGCAACGGTTTTCGTGGATCTCTCTCTGGCTTTCTATCGGGGCACTGCATTTTCCGCAGATTTTCATTTGGACTCGCTCCGGGGCGATGGGGGAGGGGCTGCTTGCTTAGTAGCAGTCAACCTAGCGAATAGGACTCCGATCTCCTGATGATCCTGCCAGTCGGGCCAAGTCTCGCGGGCATTGACGCAGAACCCGATGGCTAAGTCCACGGCTTGCCGCAGCGCCGCCGCGCGGGCCTCGGCCTTGTCTGCTCTGTCCGACTCGTCGGCGCAGTCAGCCGCCCACTTGTCCATGCCTGACTTGAAGGCGTCCCTCTCCTGGCGCAGCTTCTCGACGGCAGGCTTCAACTCGTCGTCAATCAGGTAGGCCATCTCGACATTTTTGTCGGCCAATTCCTGACGCTTCTTGCGCTCCGCTTCCAGTTCGCCCCGCAGGCGCTTGATGTCGGCAGACTGAGAGCGGATGTGGACAGCGAGGGCGCATCGGTCCTCGAAAGCCTGCCACGCCGAGTCCTTCTGGACCACACCTTCTGGGTGTCCGTCATGCTCGCCGACAGCGCAATGCACGGCGCGCTTGTACGCTTCGTTCCAATCGCTCACAATTTCTCCTTGGTGTCGGCGGGGGAGGGCTCGACTGCGGCGGCGACTGTTTGCGGAAGGATGGCGCGGCGCAGAGCATTGCCGTCCACGCGCAAATGAACTTCGCCTATCGTGTGGAAGTTCTTGTCGTATCCGTCAGCCAGGACGCGCTTCTTCTCGGCTTCCCAATGATCCTCGTTGGCTTCGTGCGTAAACTCGTCCACGGCCATCAAGACCTCGGGAGCGAATTGCTCGGGGTAGTCTTCGTGCATCAATCCAACCAGCAGACGGATAATCATGCTCCATCCTGAGACCCATGAGCGAAGAATTCGCCGGGGCCTAGTCGCTCGCGGCGCTGTTCAAAGTTCCCCGGCTTCGTGCCGCGCCCGTAGCTCTGGACCGTGGCCTTGCACGACCTCGAACAAAACCGCGCCCAGCCTCGGCGCACGTCGGCGGTCTTTGCTTGGAAGATTTGTCCGCATCGGTTGTTCTCGCACGTTCGATCTACCTTCACGCTCCCTCCGTATCGGGCTTGGGCTTGAAGACACAATCCCTGCAAAGATATTCCGTGCCACAGATGCCGCCGGTGAAGGCAAACTTCTTCCCGCACCCATAAGGCTTCGGCTCCGTCGTGCCCGCGTCCTTCAAAACCGCTCCACACTCACCGCAGGTGTCAGCACCGCCGATCGTGTGACCGACGCGGATGACGCCGTGCTTGCAGGCGGGCTTGCCCGCGTCCACGGCGGGGAGGGCGGCGACAAGACGGCGCACGGCAGCCTGGACCTTATTCCAGTCCGGGGCGCAGTGGAGTTCGATGGCGGCGCTACGGATCACCTCGTCCTTCTCCCCCATCGCCTTCCGCGCGGCGGCCAAAGAGGACTCGGCGGCTTTCAGCTTGGCGTTCACCTCTTGGATGACGCGGCACTCGTCGCAGTTCTCTTTGGTCTTGCCCGGCGCGGCGATGTGCCCGAACACGCAGATGCGCTTCTCTCGTTCCTGCCAGGCGTCCCGCTCCCGCTTGACCCGCTGAAGCTCATCATCAAGCTCCGCGTTCAGTTCTCGGCCAGCCTCTACGAACCTCTCTCGCTGAGCCAACTCCTTCTTGACTGCCTCTAGCTCCTTCTCCAACTCGCCGCACTTGCGCCACCAATACTTAGCGGCGTCTTCGTCGCTTAGCAGTTCTAGTCCTTCGCTCATCTACATTTCTCCCTGCGCCTGGACAGAAAGGCTTTGATCTTCTCCGCGTTCTTTGGGTCGTTCAGGAACTCCCAAACCTCGACGGTGTATGTCGCCAACATCCCACGGCTCATTGCTTCTCCCTGCGCCTGGACTTCTCGGCGGACATGGCCTTATCGAGACTATTCCTGTCCAGAAGATCGTCCATCAACCAGTCCAGCCGCACGGCATCTCGTCTCAGCCTGCGGACCTCTTTGGCGAGGAATTTCCCAGCCCTGCAATCGGGGTTAGCACAGAGCCTGCTCTTGCACGCCTCAAAGTTCTCCAACGCCTCATCAATCGTCATGGGGTCTCCTCGCCGTGGCGGCGGTTCCACCTTCTGATGGCCTCTGGTTTATCCAGAGCAATAAGACACCTGTCCGCGCACTCGACAGCGACCTCGCCATTCATTGGGCAGCTTGTTACCACCGCCGCTGTTCCGCAGTGAGGGCACGGCAGCAGTCTATCGGCCATCGGGCTTCCTCCTCGCCTTCTCCCCGGCCATGATGTCATCCAGATTCCTCCAGATGGCATGGGCGTTGCCAACGATGAACCCGACAAAGAATCCGGTCATCCTCTCCATCCAGATATCATTCACGGCTTCCCCTCCACAGCGTCAGGCTCGGCGGCCAGAAGGCAGTCCAAGCATCCACCGCACGGGCCAGTGGTGTTAGCCCGTCGGTAAACGTTGCAATGCCAGCTTCCCGTTCGCGCCGCCTTGGCCACCTGCTCAAGCCAATTCCACCTGGCGCTGACCCTGGCGATGGCGGGCTGACTCATGGCGAGAAGGACCATCGCCTCCGCGTTCTCTGACCATCCGTTGTCCTTGTGAGTCTCCCGCCAAGCCTGGATCACGGATAGGCCCGCCTTCAACGCCTCGGCGCAGGAGGACAGGGCGGCTTGGGACTCAGCCAGCATCTCCTTAAGCAGAGTCGCGTCGGGGTCTGGCTTGTTGGTAGTGAGGTGCTTGCACTGCTTGCCTCTCATCTTGTCGTAGCAGACAGCGCAGTGCGCCACCATGTTGTCCTCGCTGTGGGCTACTTTGCAGGTGTGGCAGGTGTAGGTCATCGCCGCCATCCTCGCTCCAAGTCTTTAAGCTTAAACTCAAGCTCCTCGATTCTTGCCCAGGCTTTCTGCAAGCTCTCCGCCAGCGTGGCTAGGTGCGGCATCAGGTCAATCTTAAAGCTCAGCGAGGCGCCGTAGTCCAACGCGCTCTCGGGCTTCGTCAGCGCGCGGCACTTGTCCGCCACCTCTAGGGCTTCCTTCTCAGCTTCGGTCATCGCTTCGGCTCCTCTAGCCTGTCGTTGACCATAACGGTGATGCCGCCGATTTGGTGTTCCCGCGTCAGCAGGAGGCGGGTGTAGAAACGGTGCATGTTTTCGGCGCCCTCGCGCCAGCCGCGCCACTGGCCGGCCATATAGGACATGTGGTTACAGAACAGGATTACGAACACGACGCCAAACACAGCGTTGACCATGGTTGCTTCTGGCGACGGGAACGTGATGCAGCCGACGGATAGGCCACACTGGAACGCGGCTACAATCTGCATCCAGTGCGAGACGTCGCGGCGGTTGAAGGGCTTTTTCACTTAGGCTCCTGATACTTCTGGCATTCGCAAAACTTCTTACCGTCTTCCCGAAACTCACAACACGCACCCTCGGAGTCGAAGGTGTGCCACTCGAAGGCGTGGCCGCAGAGGCACTTAGTCATTGTCCTGGGCTGACATCGCGGCATAGGTCGTCGTCGGCTTTGCTCTCACCTTCCCACCGATCGGGACAAGCTGACCGCCCTGGAACTCGCAGTAGAACTTGTCCCCGCCCGTTTTCTTCTGCATCTCGCGCCAGACGTCGCCGGTGAACTCTGGCGGCGCGTCAGGCTCCATCTTGAGGGTGCCAAGCGGGCGCAGGCACTTGGCGCACATGACGACTTCCCCGATCTTCTTGCGCCCAGGTTTCCACAGCCAAACGTCGGCCAGGAAGCGCACGGCCCCACAGCACCCGGACATGACCGGCGCCCCTTTCTCAGTCTCCACTTAGGACCGCCTCCTCATCGGCGCAGCGTTGGCAGGCTGGGCTACCGTCTCTCAGCCTGGCGGTAGGCCTCGCGTCTGGGCCCGAGATCCGGCAGCGGGGGCATTGCGGGGGCTTGGGGGTGGATGGCAGCTGGATGTCCAGGACGTCGGTCCAGCGATGCTCATTGAGCCACCTGGCCGGGCCGGGGATGTACTCAAACGGCGTCTTATGGTCGCGCCAGTGGGCCGACTGCGCGACGACGGCGGCCATGATGATCGACAGTAGTGGCTCTTGAGGCGCGAGAAGGTTCCATGCCTCGGCGGCGGCGTGCTGGTTGAGTTTCTTGGGGTAGAGGTCCCAAAACGACAGGAATCCGGGAGGCCAAGGAAAGCCAAGCCCTCTATCCGTTATTTCTTTCCTCTCCTCTCCTTTCCTTTCCTCTCCTAGCTTAGCGGTCGTTAAGCGGTCGCTTAGCGGTCGCTTAGCGGTCGCTTGATCGGAGCGTTTTAAGCCACCTAAACGCCCCGCCTCTTGCGCCTGCCTGATCTTCTCCCGGCGTTCCTGGAGTCGGCGGTCGATGGACCGGGACCCGAACTGCTTGCCCCCATCCTCCGAGTAGAAGAGGTCAAAGTCCTCAATTACGGACTGGACCATGGCCTTATCCACGCGAAGGTCGTATGCAAGTCTGTCGTAGTCCCGATCAATCCGGCCACCGGCTTCATACAGGTCCTCGACTAACGCCCAATAAAGGCCATAGCCGAGGAGTCCGTGAGTTCTGATCATGTTGGCGATCTTCCCGTCACGCCTAGCGTTGTAGTCGTGCTGGAAGTAGAACGATCCTCTCAAGGTTGCAGCCTCGCGCCGACGGAGTAGCAGAGCCGCCTCAACTTAATGCACGGGATACATGATGTCGAGCCATTAGAAGGGCGTGTATATGTGTTCTCTTTCGTTCTCTGATGCCCGCGCTTGCAGGCCGATACGGTGACTCGCCACCGCCTAGTGTTTTCAGTCTGAGTTACGGCCTCAAGATGGTTTGGGTTTACGCACCATTTGTTCTGACAAAGATGGTCGATGGCCAAGCCGTGTGGTATCTCACCCTTATGAATTCGATAAGAATGCCGATGGGCATAGTCCTCTTTTAATGCACCTACCGGCCCAATGCGCCCGTATCCGCGGCCATCCCTCCCGCCAGTCCAAATCCAGCAAGAATCTGTTTTCCTAACCCGCTCCCAAAATGTTTTCAGCGCAACGCCATAACGGGACGGTCGATTCTTTGCTAGGTCGGCCATTTTGCACCTCATGCTGCATGTTATTCTTGGATTCCGAAGAACAGGAAAAACACCTTTGCAGTAGGCGCAGATGAACGTGTCGCGATCTTTTGTTTTATCCATTTTTATTCCGACAGCAATGGAGGCTGCACCGGCAGCAGGCAATACATCTCCATTCATTATCATGACAGCGACACCGCCAAGTAACTTCCATCTTCACCACGTCCACCTTCGAATGGCAGCAGCCGCACGATGGGTAAGGCAGCGGCGCGGACTCGATGATGCGGTGGCGCTTGAGGGTCAAGGATGGTCCATTTTGCGAGCCTTCAGCATGGCGTCGGCCTCGCGGAACTTGATTCTTGCTCGGAAGTCGACAACTTCTTGGATCGTCGGGGATGCGTTCCCGTTGATTCTTAGGGTTTCCATGACCGAGTTCCACGGCACGTCAGCGTTTGCCGCGAAGTATTCGCGCAGGGATATACCGTGGGCGCCGCCATGCGTCGGATCACCATGACCGAACGCAGGCCCGTCGTCGTCCTTGGTCGGCATTAGACGTTCCTCGCCTCTCGCGCCGCCCTCATCATGTGCCCGCGCAGGAGTTGAGCCAAAGCCTCGGCATCGTCTGCGGCGTCCACGGGGTCGCGCTCGATAGCCGACCTCAGCGCGTTCTTGAGCCAGTCAGAGGCCGTCGGATCGGCTAGGACTTCTTCGGGGGTCCAGTCGGTGAGGGGTTTCATGTAGTCTCCTTCTTCGCCTTCGCTACGGCCAGCCGGCTCTCAAGCTCCACGATGGCGTCACCGAGGAAGGCCATGTATTCCGCTCGTAGCAGCTTCTCCTCAGCCTCCTCGCAGGCATCTAGGATGCGGTCGAAGTAGGTGTGTTCGTTCATGATCCCCTCCATTCCGGGTCGAACTTCTTGATGGCGGCGGCAAGAGGACGCAGCTTATCGACGCGGGCCATAACGCCTTTTGAGTTGTCAGCGATCCCGGCCCTGACGTCTTCATCGAATACAGCCTTCGCCGCCTCGACGAGTTCGCAGACCCACTCGCCCTGCTCTCTCTTGGTTGATCCGAGCATCGCCTTCATGCTGTCTACCCAATCAGCCGGGTCCTCAACGCCCGCCAGAGCGTTTACGCAGGCTTTCACCCGCGCGGCGTTCTCTCGCCCATTGTCCAAGTAGAAGGTGCCGACACTGCTGCCGTTGGCGTCGTTCAGGTAGCCGATATTCACGCACGTCGGGTCCGGGTGCTTCTCGTCGTCATCCCACGGCTCAGGTGAGTGCTTCATGCTCCCGCCGCCATCTTCCTGCTCAAATGCGCCGCCACAAACCCAGCCATCTCCTCTAGCTCATTGCGGACAAACACCCACCGAGACCGCTTGCTCATCAGCGCCTTGCAAATCTCGCTCTTGAGAACCAAGCGTGAGGCGGCACGGGACTTCTTCTTGGCAGGCATCAGAGGGGCTCCTTGACGTTTCTCTTGCGGTCCCACTTTCCACAGAGCGCGTAATGGTTCTTGGTCGCTTTGTTTGCCGTGTTCGCGGGCAGCGTGTCTATCTCGGACGGAATTATGTGGTACTCGCAGCCGTCGCAGTCTTTAACGCGTATGGCCTTGAAAACAAAAGTCTCGTAGGTGCGCCCATATCCGATTTCAGCAGGTCGTTTCATGCCCAGCATGGCTGGCGGCTCGTAGTCACCAACAGTCGAGACGATCACGCGGCTTGCCGGGATGTAGGTCGCAAGCCGAAAGTGACAGCGCTCGGCACAGATGAAGTGCGCGGGGCGTCCCATCCAGACCCAGTCTTTGCGGGCCATTAGCGTTGCTCCTGTACCGGATCGGCCTTCAAGAAATGCCCGCGCATGAAGTCTTCGCTGACTCCCCAGGCGCGAATTACGGCGTCCCACATGCCGGCGCTCAGGACTAGGCGGGGCATCTCAGCGGGGCTCCTTGCGAACAATGGCCCCGAAGTACGGCTGCTGCTTGCGGCCATCCGGTCGGCTCATGGCCCTGGTGATTGTGACGAGGCCTCGCTTCTCAAGAGCCCGAAGGGTCAGGGCGATGCCGTAGTCGTAGACGTCGGCCCCATCCTTTACAAGGTCCAGGGCCTTTGCTTCGCTCGGGGTCAGCTTGTTCGCCATGTCAGCGCCCTCCCTGCGGCGGCTTCTTCGCCTCGTGATTGCAAGCCGGGAACGTCTCGCAGTTGCTCCCGTCGGAATAGCAGCCGTCGTACAGGACGATCGCGGCGGGCGCTTCCTTAGTGACGGCGGGCTTGCTGCTCTGCTTGTTTTTCATTTTCTCCCTCGCATTCCCGTCTAAATAAGAGGCCGCTGGCATCCATCCTGCGAGGGAGTTTTTGCCAGCGGCCTGAAACCTTTACCTCCCTCGCAACGTAAGTATAGCATATATCTTACTTACGTCAAGACCTGCTCTTGCCCTCGACATTGACGCCGTGAAAGACTCGGGCTATACTTACGCCATGCTCTGCGCTTGCGGCTGCGGAAAGCCAGCCACTATTCCCGCGCCCAAATACTTCTCGGCCAAGTGCCGCACCCGCGACTACGTCAGGAAGTGGCGTAAGAGTCACCCGGACGCCGCCCGCGCACAAAACAGGAAGGACTCCGCAAAGCATCGGGCGGGGAAGAAGCAGCGGGCTAAGAAATAGGGTCATCCTAGGGCCTCGCGGGCTTCACGGAAGATTTTGAGCGCCTGCTGCGGGCTGACGCCGTTGCCCGTCGCTTTGAGCCGGTGGACGCGCCAGCGGACTTGCGCTTCCGCAGCAACCGCCTTGCCCCCGCTCGCTGAATCATCCACCACTTCTCCGCTTGGTCGTCCAGTTCCGTGAAGCCGATCGGCCAGCCCATTAGAGCCTCGACCCACGCTGGGTTGAGTAAGCCGCGACGGCTCCCAGCAAAACTGTTCTTCTCCGGGGCGGGCGGGCCAAATTCGGTTGTCTGACTCAAGCTCGGCGCTCCTCGCCGGCCCGGAGCATCCGCGCCTTTGGCATCGCGGGCAGTAGGACTGGGCCAGTTCTTCGCCGCTGCTGGGAGTCCGTTCCTGGGATCGTTGCTGATCTCCCCGCGCTTCTCGGCGTCGTTCGCTCGGGGAGTCGGCCAGTTCTTTACCTGCTGGGGTAGGCTGCTGTCGGAGCGCCCGCCGCCGCTCGGTTTTGAGCCGTCCGAGGCCTTGGGCGTCTGCCACGTCGGCCACATCGCTGCCGCATGATGCAGGCTCAGATTGTGCTTGCCCTTCGTCTCGGCTCGCCGACACGAGCCGTCCCGATGATTCTGCGTGTCGGGCGTGGGCCACGATGAAGATCCGCTCTCGCTTGTGGGGGGCTCCAACGCTGGCAGCCGATACAACTTCCCATCGCGCATCGTACCCCGCCGCGGCCAAATCTCCGAGGACTCGGGCAAGGCCACGTCGCATAAGGCCGGGAACATTCTCCACGATGACGACGCGCGGTCGTACCTCGCGAATGATTCGGGCGTATTGAATCCAGAGGCCTGATCTTGTTCCCTTCCTGAGCCCACGCCCTCTCCCGGCATAGCTGACGTCCTGGCATGGAAACCCGCCGAAAACAACGTCAACTCCTCGCCAGGGCTTGCCTTTAAAGGTGCAGACGTCATCCCAGATAGGGGCCTCATCGAGCCAGCCGCGCCGGAAGTTGGACATGAGGACGGCTTGGGCGTAGGACTCTCGCTCGACATAGCACACGGTGCGGATGCCAGCCCATCGGGCGGCAAGATCGAGGCCCCCGGCTCCCGAGAACAGGCTGATGGCGGTAGGTGTACCCACGTCACGCTATCCCTGAACCCCATATGTGAGGATGGCGGCGGCGGTGAGTTTCATGAGCGGCACTCCTTCCTGTTCGATATACTCTCGGCATGACCTGCCAGCATTGCGACCCTGACGGACAACGCGCCAAGGTCATCACGGCCCTGAAGAAGGCGGTCGGCGAGATCCTGGGCGGCTGGAACCGCACCGTTCACGGCCCCGCAGTCCTTCGGCAACGCCTGCGAGAGGCGTACACCGATCTGTTGGACTTGTAGGCCGGGGCAAGTGTTCACGGCTTGGCTTCCTTGCCCTCGGCGGGGGAGGGCTGCGACTCGCACCATCCGCACGGGGCTTTTGTTGCCGCGCAGTAGCACGATTTTGGGGCCTCGCCGTAGTCTTGCTGCGGCTTCTCCTTGTTCATCTTCGCCAGCCTGCCTTCAAGTTCTTCGATTTCCGAAAGCAACACGAATACGCAATTAACGGCTTCGTCCTTGAATCCCTGCCGCGACGATGGCGTATCAATAACCACATACGCTCTAAAGGCGCGCTCCCGAATACGTTTGATTTCCGCTCTCACGCTCCCTCCGTATCGGGCTTGGGCTTCGACGCCTTGAGGTAGGCGCGGATCGCCGCCCGGGCTTCGCAGAAAGCAGGAACTCGGCAAGCCTCATGATCCCGTGACGTCTGAACCTCGACGATAGCCTTAGCAACGGCGCGGACTACCTTGCTCGCGTAGGCCATTAAGGTGCCTCCGATGCTGGCTGCGATGCGTGGATGTGCCCGCCTTCCTGGCCCTTGTTCTCGCGGCAGTAGCAGGGCTTGTCGTAGACGCGATCCTCGGGCTTGACCTCATCTCGTCCCTCGGCACGATTGCGGATAGCAACGCATCCAACTTGATATGAAAGCCGCTGGAAGTCTTCTGCGGAGAGCTTTCCGCGCAACCAGTCCCAAGGTCCGCTTGATTGCCCGTCGATGTTGCCCGCATCCGCGGCGGGGAGGGCGGATTCGGCGTAGTACCTGACACCTCCCCACGCTCCATTCATGTCGGTGTCTTCAAGCCCTGGGCGCAGGTACTTCGGGTCGCGGCGCATGATCGCGTCGGCTATCCTTTTGATCTCCCCCATCGCCACCCGAACCTTGGATAGCTCGCCATTGGACATCTGTAGTCTTCGGCCCACAATGGCGAAGGCTAGAGCCGAATTGACCTTGAAGTCCTCGCCCCGGTCGATTCGTTCAATCATGTGGTCTATCTCGTCGCTCACCTAGTCTCCCTCCCCAAGCACGCCGGGCCATGCTTCTCGCGGTCGGCGCCGCAAGCCCGGCATCGCGTGACGATGCGGCGCGGTTTGCCAAGCTCGAAGACGGGCCAGCGTTCATTTTGGTGCTTCAAGACCTTTTGGGATTTCATGCGGCCTCAGAAAACAAGAAGATTTGCTCGCCAGCGGGCGGCAGTACGACGTCGGGCACCTTGACGATATCGGCCGGCGGCACCGGATCGCTGGATATCTGGACCGTGGCGTCGGCGGACGCTGCTGCGCGTCGTCGGAGCTTCCAGTCCCACCCCCCGAAGATGTGCGCTGGGGTCCGCCAGACTGAGGAGACCTCCATCGTCAGCGTGTTCCCGCACTGGACGACGGCCGGGATGTGTAGGAGCGAAAGCTGGAGGTAGGTCATGTGGACGCTGCGCGGGTCCACGTCCTGGGCTACGACGTGCATGTGGCGCTGCGGCTCGATACCCGCATTCCTCATCGCCTCGGCCATAGCGATCACCATTGCCCCGCCGCCGCAGGCGGGCTCGTTCACCGTCACAAAGCCCTGCGACTTCACCTTCTCGCGCAGGCTGTCGTCGATCTGCATCTCAGCGACCATCTTGCATAGCGAATAGGGCGTGAAGAATTGACCGGTGTTCTTGTTCGAAATCTCCAGCTCCATGTAGGCTTGCCCGAGGACGTCAGCCATGCCGATCTCAAGCTCTTCGACCAGACATCCGAGCATCTTGGGGAGGAGAGCCAGCACGTCGGGCTTGTACCGCTTCGCGGTCTCCTGGTAGCGGACCTCGCGCTCCGCGCGGTGGATCAGGTCAACGGAGTTGCTCACGGCGATGGCCGACATCTCGCAGAAGTCGCGGAAGACGTCGTAGAGCGTGTGCCCGTGCGCGGCCTCGCGCAGCAGGGCCATCAGCCCGCGCCTTCCCTGCGCGAGTTCCTTTGGCTTGCTCACGCCTTTCTCCTGGCGTAGAGTTGGCCGCAGCTAACGCAGCGGTAGATATGAAATCCGATCCATTCCAATGCCCGGCGGCAGCAACGGATCACTTCGTCACCGCCTCGTCGCCCGGCCGTAACAAATCGGCAACACCGTCCTTAAAAAAAAGGCGGCCCGACTCAAGCAAGCCCTTGAAATGCCTGATCTTGGCCTCAAGCTCGGCGGTCGGGATGTGGACCGCCTCCCGCGCCTTAGCCTCCATAGCCTCCCGGACCTCGACCCCGACAAGCTGGATGTGCATGTCCCGGTACTTCTGCTTGCGGAAGGTCTCCTCGTAGTTGCACCCGGAACAGGAGCCGACGCAGTTGGCTTCATCCCACCGAGTAGCGAAGGCGCCGCGGGAGATCCAGTGGAAGCAGACCTCAATGGGCCGCTTGCGGCAGAGGACGCAGAGGCCGTTGGCGACCCGCTTGTCACGAGCGCGGATGTAGAGGCTAAACACCGCGTCCAGCTTCTTGACCACGGCGCTGCGGCTGGGCTTTGGCTTGGCTGACCAAATCAGCTTGCCGCGGGCCTTCCGGTTGGCCTTCTTGGCCTTGGCGCGGGCCATGTACTCCTTGAGCGTCATGTCCTTGCGGATCACCGGAAGTACCTCGCGCAAAGAGAGGCGACCTTCTCGCAGGTCGGCGTGTCGAACATTCCGATGTGGCAGGCCTCGGCATGAATCCCCAGCTGCCCAGCAAGCCACTGATAGGCAGCGGAGCGGGCGACCTTCCTGGGGCACTTCTCCCGCTTGATCTTCTCGCGCCAGAGCGCGTCAAAGAGCTTATGCGCCTTGGATTTGGCCTGGCGCAGGCTCTTGTCGGCCAGCCGGCCCAGCGGCTTGTCCGTTCCCTTATGGCAACCGACGTAGGCGTCACATTTCGGGTATGCCGCGCAAACCCAAGCCTTGCCGTAGCTCCGCGTCCTGTAGATCACGATGGAATCCACAATGTTCACCGCAGAGCCACAGTAAGGACAGGTCACAGCCGCGCCCTGTTGGCGTTTTGAATTACGAATATCCTGTGGTTGATCGTCCGATTGGTGACGCTGATACCGTCCACTAGCCGCTGGACCCCGCGCACGGCGTCCTTGACCATGATTTCCCGCTCCTTCGATGAGAGGTCCGGGTACTTGTCGATCATGGCGAGGACTGCCTGGGCCTTGGCTTGGCTCAGGAAGGACTCAGCGTCAGCCAAGAGCCGCCCGGAGTCGTCGGCGTTCTGGATGGCCCGCTCGATCTCGACGTGACGCTCCCCCGCATCCAGCGGGAGCGGGGACTTGCCGTAGGCGTCCAGCTCGTCGCGCTTCTCTTGGGTGGAAATCAACCAGTCCGACAGGTTCAAGCCTTGATCCAGAGGGGTCTGGACCACTAGCGTGAGGCCATTCCTTCCCGCGAGACCACGACGACGCCGGGGTAGAGTTGACCTTCCTTCTTATTAAGCCGAGCCTGGCCATTCAGGTACACCATATCGGCGCACAGTGCCTTGACGGGGACCTTGCCGTCTTTGTTCTTGATGGAATCGGCCGCCGCCAAAATGAGGGCTTCCAGGCTCGTCACCGTTGCCCCGTAGTATTTCTGCTGCGCCACCCCCGCCACCTTCGGCGCGGCCTTGATGGGCGCGACCGGGGGCACGAAGACCTCTCCCGTGATGATCTCCTCGGCCATCTGGTGATCCCCCGCCTTCTCGGCGGCGTGGGCTTGGGCTATGGCGTCGTCCTCAGCTTGCTTGCGGGCGGCGGCTTCGCGCTCCAAACGCTCTCGCTCCAGGCGGGCGTCCTCGGCCTTCTTCCAGGCGCCGCCCTTCTGCTCGTAGAGGCTGGCGGAGTCCTGGGCAGGTGCGGCCAGCTTCTTGAAGGAAGCGCAGGCGGCATCCCAAGCAGCCTTCGCCTTGGGGATCATGCCTTGCTTGGTCTCGCCGTTGGGGCCGTCGTAGAAGAACGCCGTGACACGCTTCTCGAACTCCTTGCAGGTTTTGAATCGGCGGCAGGCCTCGGCGTAGGAGTCGGCATCCGTGACCACAAAGGCCTGGGCCTCGGTCAACATCCTCTCGCCGTCGGTCTGGTACTGACTCTCGGTCGTGGTGATCTCGGTTGTGGTCATGGCGATCTCCTATTTATTGTTCTGCTTGCGGTTGTAGAGTGAAATCCCAGTCAGGATCATCGCGCGGTCGTTTCTGCCGTCTGGGAGTTTGTCCGGGTAGACCGGCTTATACGTTCCATCCCCAGGAAGACCGATGGCGATGCGGCGATAGGTGTGTCCATCGGGCATGCAGGCGGCCTGGGCTGAAAGCTGCATGCCGACCCACCAAGGAACCTCGCCGGTCTTGATCTCGATGACGGCAGGCTCCCCGTCAGCCGCGCCCACCCGGTCAGGCTTGCAGCAGTACCAATAGGTCTCGTTGACCATGCGGACCTCGATGTGGGTAAAGGTCAGCCGCAGGTCCTCGACGGCCCGCTGCCAGCCATCAAGGTATGGCACCAGGCGCTCGTCCAGCGTTTCGACGCGCAGGGTGCCGAGATCCCAAAGCTCGCACGTTTTATGCACCTTGCTACCACGGTCCATAGCCCAATTGCGGGTATCCTTCGGTATCTTGCTGTAGTCAACAATCCCAAGGTCCTGCATGATCTCAGTGAGGCGGGGCATCTTCACGCCTTGCTGGAAAAACTCCTCGCCGCGCTGTGTTAGTTCGGTTAAAGTATCCATGCCATGCCCTACCAGGCCGCGCCGTGCCAGGCCCTGCCTAGTCCAGCCTGGCCAAGAATCGTCCTTCTGAAAATCAACCTCTCACCTTAAACTCTGAAACGTAGAATCGCCCAAACTTTGGCCGCCAGTCGCCGATGCCAATGCGGGCCCCGGCGTGGTCGATCATCTCTTTAAGGCGATCAACCTCGACGAGTTCCGTGTCTGCCAGGGTGACGCTAAATCGAGCCTTCCAACCGGGATTGAAAAGAGGGCGATAGCGAAAGCCGCGGCCTTTAGTGTTTGGATTGACTATCGATGATCGGTCGATCAGGTCGGGCTCTAGTTTCCCCACAAGAACCGCGTAAGGTTCGTTACAGAACACCGTCGCTTTCACTGTCTCCGCCATGGTCCGGCGCTTGTCGGCCTTGAAGTCTCTGGCTGCCTTGATGATCGCGTTCTCAACGGCAGCTGTTGGATGACCAAGTCCGCCCTGGATCGGGTATAGCTTGCCGCGCCACTCATCGGCGTTGTTTGCAGTACCCGAAGTCTTGCGCTTCCCCTTGCTGATCATTTGCTCTTCGCTGCCCTGCCAGTTGTTTTGGAGAAGGGCTGAGATTCCCGTTATCTCCACGTCAATTACCTGCTGCATTCCGCCTCCTTGTATGCGTCTTTGTGGCTCATGCAGAGCGATATGAGCCCAATTTGACCATCGTGCCCGCGGATGTGCTTTGTGACAATGCTGGGTCGGCCACAGGCCAGACCCCCTGACAAGTGCCAGCAAATTTCGTCACCAGTCATTCCCACAAAAACGAATCCATGCCCTGCCATGACGCGACGTGCCTTTCCGAGCCATGCCGAGCCGAGCCCGGCCCAGCCGTGACGAGCCTTGCCTAACAGCGCCAAGCCGCTCCGTGTCGCAAAAGTGAGCCAACGCGGGCAGGCAGGCCGTCGCCAAATCCTGCCGCAGGGTGGACGCCTGCATGGACGCGCTGGGTGGGAGGGCGCGTCGATGAAGACAAGGCACCCCTCCCGTTTCGTTCGCCTGCTCCGGGTGGGAGTGGCTACAGGAATTTAAGAGTATGGGTCGGTGCTGCCCCGACAGGTAGGAATTCCATTGGCAAGCTAGCGTCTGGTATCCCACCCCCTCCAGCTTAGAGGTGCGCGTGTGTCCTGCGGCCCCGGTGGCCCCAGCATTCCGTCGTGCTGGCATTCGCCGCGCCGCCATACTCAAATTGGCCGCTCTGATGGAGAGAATCAGGCGGCGGTTCGTCGAGAGGCCGTCTACGGGTCTGCCTTCGCCATAGCAGCAGGCAGAGTTCGCCTCTGTGGGCTCACTCTCGACTACGATGCGCCGGGGTAACAGGCGCGAGACACCGTTCGGTGTCAGATTCATTTATGCCGACTCCCCCACCATCACGATGCTCTTGAGGTCGTTGCCCTTTGGTCCAGCGGCAGACTCGATCTTGACGCCCTTCTTCTGCTCGTGGGCGGTCTTGGCGAGAGCGGCGCTGCTGTCGTCGAACGTCTTGTACTCGGTCCCCGCAGCGTCGGTGATGAGCCAGAGGTTCCATTCGCCTTTGTCAGACGTTCCGCTCTTGAGCTTACGGACGCTCTTGATCTGGAGGCCTTCCGACTGGGCCTGGCTAGTCACCGGAGACTGCTGCGTGGGCTTGGCCTCGGGCTCCTTGATAGGCTCTTTGGTAGGAGGCGCGTCACCGATCACAGCGTCCCGGATCTCCTCCTCCATGTCCTCCAAGTCCTGATTGAAGATGGCGCTGGCGGCGGTTGCCGTTAGCGTCCCGTCGATCTGTGACCGCTTCTTGGCCATCTTCAAGACGGTGTTGGAGACGTCGGCTTTGCTTGTGCGGACCTGCTTGACCTGGATGTACTTGCCGGTCCTGCTACCGCCCTTCCACTCGGGTTTCCAGGCGAGGCGCTTGCGGTCCTCTGCGGTCTCCGCGAATTCCTCATCGCAGACGGCCTTGCGCCACTTGTACTTCTCCTCGTGCGAGCTGGCCTCGCCGACGCCCTTCCCAAGCTCGATGCCCGTCACTTCATGGAAAAGGCGGGTCTTCACGCGGAAGCGGGCCTCGTCCTCGGTAGACAGGTCCTCGACCTCGGGGTCTACGCCGATCTTGAACGTGGCCAGGATCTTCTCGGAGCCAGGCTTGAGGAGCGTCGGCTTGTCGCCGCAGCCAGGGACCACGCCGTAGTCCACGCCGTTCTTCATGACGGACTTCATGACCTGTAGAATAAGGTCGATCCCGGCCTTGACTTCGGGCGCCGTCAGCGTCGGGCGCTCTACGATTACGTTTTCCATGATGTGTCCTCCTGGCTTAGTTGAGACCGGCGTGTGCGGCGATCCAGATAAGGCCTGCGGCGGCGATAGCGAGGCCGACAGCAATAAGCGCGTTTCCGATGGGCTCGCTTAGTTCCTCAATGCGGTCCCAAAGGCGATTGATGCGGGCGATGAAGCTGTAGCGCGAGAGAGCGCAGTCCCCGCAGACGATGGCCCCGTAACGCATGGGCTCGGTGGTGTAGCCGTGCTTACACATTACGCGCTCCTCCGGGTGATCGAGAGAAGGAGAAGCCTGCCGATGACCGGAAGGAACACCGCCCAGGCCGGAATGCGGGACAGGACGCGGTTCACTTGACCTCCGTGACAGAGAAGGCGACGAGCTGTCCCGAGTCGCGGGCGGCGGCGAGTTGGGCAAAAGCCTCCCATATGTCGTAGGTGCCGCTTCGCTCCCGGCCATCTCTAAGAAGCAGCGAGAGAAGCATCATGACTTCCTCCGACCATCCACCAGACGGCGCAGGTCCTCAGCGGTGTGAACCGTGTTCCGGTCGATCCAGGCCAGAACCGAGTCCGTGCGAATGCGCCTCTTGCGCCGACCGAACGGAACATACTTAAAGTCCCCGCTACGACAAAGCTCAGCGACAGTCCACCTGGAGAGGCCGAGCCATGCGGCGACTTTGCCGACCTGCATCAGGAGGGGCACCCGTTCCCTGTTCACTCGTATTCCTCCCAGCCGTCGATTTCCAAGATGTCTGGGGAGACGCCGCCGCGCTTGATGATCTTCAAAAGCGTAGTCCCATTCGGCTCGTTGGACCCCAGGAGTATCCGCTCCATCGTCTTCTCGGGGACCCCACACTTGGCAGCATAGGCGCTGATCGTGAGGTGTTGGTTCTGACGGATGAGGTCTATGCGCCCCCCATTCTTGAGGTGTTTCATTTGGCACCCGCGGCAGCTAAACACGCGTGGGGGTTTACAGGCTTCGACCATTGGGCCATCCTTAAATGGAGGTCGGATTGCTCCGACCGGGTTATGTTAAAATCGGGAGACGGAGAGACAAGGCCACGCCAATGGTGAAGCCGGGAGGCTCCATGAACTTTCGTTCCCTTGCGACTCTCCGCTCCCTTAAATTTGGGGCAGGGGTTCTTTTCCATTGGCGTGGTTTATCTCTGTTGTTAGGAGCGTCTATGGATAACGATCAACCTCATCATCAAATCGTTGCGGCGCAGCTTGCGGCGGCGCTGATCGTCAAGGGCAGCACGAGCATTGGCGACATCAAAGGGGCCGTTCTGACTTATTACCGGGTTCTGGGTGAACTTCGCAGCAGCCAGCAAGGTAAGCAACGATGACCTTCTCGGCCGCTGCATTTATTCCCGGGGTGCTATGCAAGCCACCGACCGCGCTCATCGCGTCCAGAAAATCTTCCCTGCTCGGCCGTCGCTTCGGGGTCTCGGGGTTCATTGGCGTGGTCATGATCTGACTATGATTTATTATAAACCACTAACAATCATAAGTCAAGAAGAAAATTACCGCTTTGCATGAAAAGATTTAGAGGGCCTGCCTCCGACGAGGAAACCGTCCGATTCAGTATCGAGTTGCCGCGACCGCTGCTTATCGTTGTCGAGGATTACGCTAAAAAGAAGAAGCGCAGCCGCGCTGGTTTTTGCGTTGACCTGATCGAGTGGGCTATTGCCCAGATTCAGGCGGCATCGGACCCTGGGGAAGGCAACATCAAGCGACCCCATCCCGCATCACCCGGGCAAGGCGCTCCATGAGAGCGAGAGCGCCATCCGTTTTCGTCGTAATGTGCTGGCACCCGGCCGCATCACGCAAGCAGATGATCACGAACACGTCGGGCTCCTTATGTTGAAGGCCGACGGTAACGCGGGAGCCGTCTAGAACGACGTAGCTGATCGTATCGCAGCGCAAAAGAGAGGGGCAGGGCATGGAAAGGCATAACATGAGAACGTCATATTTTGGTTACGCGGTCGTCATGGCCTGACCATGTTCTCAAAGAAATTTATCTTCAGACTGGCCACTCCTGCGTATGTCGCAGTGTTCGCTTCATTGGCCTCCTGCACCATCTTGGAGTTAGTCCTGATTTGCTGGAAACTTCCCGCCCTATTTTCGGGAGATGCGTGGTCGGCAGCGTGGCTCATCCTCGGAAGCGGGGCGCTCTTCTCGGTGTTCTGCGTTATCGCCAGGGTTGGGGCCCTGTTCGCTGTTGGCTTTGGAGACGGCTACCAGCCGTGGGAATGGGGCATGGTCCCTGTCACAGAGGAGGGTGAGGCCGCCATGAGCCTTGGAATCTCCCTCACGGTGTCTCAGGTAAAGATGCACTTCAAGGACCCCGAGCGATGACTTTATTTATCGCCTGCATCCTTATCCATGGATTTGGGCTGACCCACGCTTGGGCCTGGTATCTGATTGCTTTCGCCCTATGGATAGGAGAGCTTAATCAACGTCAAAAAGAGTTGGCCGACATTGAGTGGCAGGTAATGCGGAGCAGGGATTGGGTTGTGAATCAGCTAAGCCCAACCTCCGACCCCGACGCTCCGCCCAGTGTCCCACTATGAAAACCATAGCCCTAGTCCTTCTCACCGTGGCCGCGCCGTCCTTCGCCGCGCCGAGGCGCAGCCCACGCAGCCGCCCGCCCAAGTCCTACTCCGCGCCAGCGCCAAGCTACTCCCCTCCGGTACGTGTCGAAAGGCACAACCGGCGGTCGGGTGCCCTGGTCGAGCCGCACCGCCGAACCGCGCCTGACGCCTCAAAGATGAACAACTACGGAACCAAGGGCAACTACAACCCCTATACTGGGAAGGAAGGGACGCGGGAGCCGAGGCCGTGACGGTCTACGTAAAACCGTTTACAAAATACAATTTGTCGTCGATATTTATCTGTTTACAAGGCTGTAAACGCATTACTGGCGTGGAGGCGTGGCGGTGAAGCCCGCCAACCTGTGGTCCGACGTCGCGCTCCTCTCGCTGGCGGCGGCGATGTGGGCGGGATACATTGCCTCTACGATTCATTGGGTTCTATGCCTCGCTGGGAAAGCCGACGCGGCGAAGCTGCCCCGCGTGGTGCGCGGCATCCGAAACTTTTTCTTGTACGTTCTGGCCCTCTGTATCGTCTGCGGGGTCTATTACCTGGTCCTCGGCGACACTAAATTCAACGCTTGGGCCGACTACCTGCGCGGCGCGGCGCCGAAGGCTGGACTTATGGCAGCACTCTTTATCCTCTACGTCCTCTATGGGCTGGAACGGGAGCGGATCGAGAATGCCCAGGCCAAGGCGGAGAATGAGCCCACGAAAGGCTAGAGGCTGGAAGGTCTGGGTAGAGCGCGGCGGCGAGAATTGGCGCTGCCGGTGGTCTGGGAAGTTTGGGACGAGTCAGGAGGTGTTCGTCCGTCGGGACGACGCCCTGGAATTCGCTAAAGAAAAGCGCCGCGACTTTGAGCGGATGGATGTCGGTCTCCCCCCCGCCGAGCGTCTGAACACAGCCATTACGGTTCTGGAGCGTTGGAACCTTTACTCCAAAACCAAAAGCCGCGACAACCCCGAGACCTTCCGGCGCTTCGACACGCCGGCCCTATCCCCCTTCGTTGAAAAGCACGGGGCAATAGCTTTGGCCGCGATCACGGAAGACAACATCCAAGACTACAAGCACTGGCTTGAGGACAACTACAGCGGCGATGCCCCACTGATGTACTTCCGGCAGGTGTGCGCCTTCTTCAACGCCGCCGTCCGCTCCGGTGACATCACAAAGAGCCCAGCGAAGTCAGTCAAGAAGCCGCTGAGCGGCGGCGGTGGTGGACGCCCGCTGCTCGACTCCGAGATCGAAAGACTATTTGCAAACGCATATGAAGGGCTCTACCGAACAGGCACCTTCTCCCTAAACACCTTCCTGCGAATCAACGAGATTTGCATTTTAGACTGGCGCTGGGTCTGGGATATTGATATCCGTGACGCAGCAGGGAAGATCATTGGATCTGGGACGATGGGCCGTATCCCTGCGGAGCTCAGGAAGACAAGGGCTAAGACGGTTTATGACTGCGTCTTCCCGATCAACGCCGCGGCCAGGGAGATGATGGGCCCGCGCAAGGCTTCCGGCCGCGTGTTCCCCTGGTCAATCCCAACGATTCAGCATCAAATGACGGCGGCGCGGAAGAAGGGTGGGCTGCCGGATGACATCACCTTCCACTGCTTCAGGCATACCGCAGCGGACCGCTATCTGGGTCAAGAGGGACCCGACGGCGGGCACATGGAGGACCTGCTAAAGACCCATATTTGGGAGGACCCGCGAAGCCTGCTCCGCTACGTCAGGCCCAGCCATCAGGTGCTTTATAGGCGCTTTTCTGCCTCCCAGTTCCCCGTTCCGGCCCCTAATTGGCCCCTAAATGCACAAGGCCGCCGGCCAGGTGCTTCGGCCGACGGCCCTGCTTAACTACTTTTCTCGACGACGTTTTAAGAATGCGCGGGGTGGGACTTGAACCCACACGCCTTTCGGCATACGCCCCTCAAAATGCTTTTCTCCGTCGAGAGTACGCCGCCACCGTCTGAGAATGGTAGCACAGTGGTGGCTTATTGGTGCCGAATGTGGCGGTTTCGCCCCTATCTGGCCCCTATTTTTCCAGGACCGGCTGCGCCCCACTCTTGGCCAAAGCATCGGCCGCGGCGATGGCGGCGGCGTGGACCGTGGTCAGAATCACCGCCGTCTCCGGGGAAGTGGCGTGGCCAGCGGCCAAGGCGACCTGTCCCGCAGCCGCCAGGATGTTCGCCAAGACCTCGGAACGAGCCAGGGCTGGCTTGGCTCCCCCCAAGGGGTCGTCTCGCTTCACCAGGCCCCTGCTGATGGCATAGAGGAGTGGGGAGGTCGCCAGAACGATGGCACCATAAGGCGGCGGGACAAGTCCACCGACCTGGGCGGCGACAGCGGAGACGGAGGCCAAAGCAGTGGCCCAGAAGGCCAGAGTCTTGACGCCAGAGGTGTGCGCGGCAACGGAGACGACCTTGCCTTGCTCGATGGCCTCTTCCAAAACAGGCCGACCGCCCCAGAGAAGTTTCAGGTAGTCCAACACGCTCAACTTAGCCTTTCCGTTCATGATGCCTCCGCGAAGTGATGTTTTTGCGTCTTAAAGCTGTGATCCTGCCGCCGAATCCCGCATCCCGGGAACTGGCACGGGTCCAACTCTGCGCCCGTGATCGAGATTGGAATGCTGAAGTCTCCCTGTCGTTGAAGTCGAATCCAGCGAAAGAGCCACCTCATCCATCCCTCAAACCAGGAACCCGCCACCACCCCATAAAGCCTTTCTGGGCGTCCCAGACCGCCGCAGGGCGCAGGACGACCTTCTTATACGGGCAGAGTTCCGGCTTGTGGCCCAGGTGAGTCTTGCAGCCGCGAGCCTCGATGACCAAGCTTTCGCTGATGCGGACGACGACGTGATCAGGCGCCCCGTCCTGTCCGATGAGATCCGCAAATCCGAGGTCCAGGACAAGCGGACGCTCTAAGGCCAGCGGTTTGCACACTTTGATCTGGTTGATGCAGCCGTGAGGAAGGACTATCTGCCGTCCGTGAGCGTCCCGGCCCTGCCCGATGATCCAGCGAGAGAAACCCGAACAATCGACCGGGGCCTGAGGATTCGTGTCCGTCAGCGGCCACTTCGCCCCAAACTGGTAGGGCCTGTCCTTCATCTTGAGCGCGAGTTCACAAACGCGCTGGATCTCCTCACCGTCCCAGGCCATTAGTGGGCCACCATAACAGATGAAATGGCGGGCCAAGCCTTGTAAATGAGCCCGACGACGGCCCCGACAGTAGCGGAGGCCGCGCCGACGAACAGGCGGTAATTCTCAAGCGAGCGGACGCGGGAGCTTATCCCGTCAATGGCCGTGTCTTGGCTGGCGTCCTTCTTCTCCTGCGCCGCCGCCCGCTCATCAGCCTTCCTATCCATGCCGTCTACTCTCTCATAGAGGAGTAGCAGCAGCTCGCGGTGCTTGAGCTTCGTTGGATCAATGTCCATTACCGGCACTCCACTCCGAATTTCCCCGGCACGTCAAAGGTCCCGTTGTCTCCTGGGACCTCCATCGTTGACCCGGACGACTGGGCGCCGGTTAGGCAGAAGGTTTGCTGGCCCGAGACGTCTATGGGGTCGCAGAAGGAGAAGTTCGCGGGGGAGTCGGCTGGAACCAACTCGGCGGCTATCCCGACGGTGGCAGACTGCGCCGGTCCGAATCCCCCGTTTCTCAGGTAGCCAAGCACAAGCTCAACCGCCGACTGGCTCTCAGCGGTGCCGGTGTAGCAGACGCGGTACTTTCCGGACGTGCAATTAAGTGTGACGGTCGAGCCCGTGACGCAGGGTCCCATGACGGAGAGCGTCAGGTTCGTGTTCGTCACCGTGACATAGGAGGAGGACGAGACCATCGCCGATGCTGTCGAAATGGCCGTTGTTTGAGTTGAGCCGTCGCTAAACTGAATCCCCCCCGCCCCCACGTTGACGCGGTGATTGGTCGCGTCGATGCAGAGCGTGGGATTGTCGAAGCAGGTATCCCCAGGAGTCGCGGCCCCGCCCACCTCGTCTCGCTTCCGGTCAGCCAGGTCCCGGAAGTTCTGATTGATCGAGCCCATGTCCTGGTCCTTGTCGGTGGCGCGAGGGAAGAACGGGGTATCTTGGCCCCATGCCCCCGTCGCCAGCAGAAGGACTAGGAACCTCATTGTCCTGCTTGCTCCTGACCGAGGCCCTTCTTGGCGGCGTTCGCAGCTCCGATCAGTCGCGTGAAGACCGCGGCGGCGTTGCGCTCGTTAGCGTTGAGGCCCTGGCTAAGCAGACGCCGCCCTTCCGTGGTCGTGTAGAGCTTAGCCGCCACAGCAGCCGAGACCGCCGTCTTGATACCCGTGATAGGATTGGTGATGAGGAGCGCCCCTTGGCCACCGGTGATTAGGTTTCGCGCGGTCCCCGAAGGGTTGCCCCACTTCTTCTCAACGGTTTCGGTGAGCCTCTTCACCCCCGCCATCTGCTCGATCTCCTTGACCTCGGCGTCAGAGAAGAACAGTCGGCGCTTCTCGGGAGGGATGCTCTTGAGCGCGTTCGATATCTTGTTTGAAGAGAAGACGTCCTCCCCAGACTCGCCGATGATCTTCTCCAACATCTGCCGGCGATATGGCTCCCAGCCTTTTGCACCGACGATTTTCTTGACCAGGCGGGCCGTCGTCGGGTCGCCAGTCATGACGGAGCGAGCCACCGCTGACGGGTCCTTGGCCACCATCTTCCGCAGCCGGCCTTCGATCTCGGACTCGACGAACTGGGGGACAGTGGCGCTCTTGGCGAACTTCTCCAGTTGCGTGATCTGAGTCGGAGACAGGACCTCTTTTAGGGTCTCCTTGTCGAAGTCGGCCATGCGGGCCATGATGTCCTCGGCCTTGGGAATCTCACCGTCCACGGCCCCGACCATCTTTTCCATGAAGGTTCGGCGCATCGTCCGATTGAAAGCGGGCTCCCCAATGGCCTCCTTCAAGCGGCGGATATCCGTCACGCCGCCCTTCTTCACGATCATGTCGAAGGCTTCCTCGGGCTTCTTGGCCAAGAACTGGCGCAGGGTCTTATTGTCGTGGACCGTCCTGAAGGTCTTGTAGAACGCCGTCGCAGCTTCGTACTTCTCTTGGGCCCTTCCGCCCAATCGCTCAGCCATCGCCTTCATGTCGTCACGGGCGGCCTGCTTCAGCCTGACGTAGATGGCCGCAGCCTTCCGGTCCGACTGGCTCAGGCTGAAAGCATCATCACCGTAGGCTGACTGCAATTCGTGGAGCTTGTCCCAGGTTAGGCCCTGCGGGGCGTCGACGATGCCTTGAAGCGCCTCGCGCTCCCGAGCTCCGAGAGTGCTGGGGGCCGCGCCTTTGGTCTCCAGCAGTTTGCGGGCAGTCTCGCGCAGGTTGTCGGCAGGCGTCAGGTCCAACTCTGGCGGTATCTCATCGCGCACGGCCTGATAAAGCTTGGTGGCCTTAGCCTTCTCGGCCTCCATTCGCTTCATGGCGCCAGCCTGCATCCTCAGGCCCAACTCCGTGCGCTGCGCCGCCTCCCCGGTTTTGTCGAGGAGGGCCTTTCGCCCGGATATGATCTTGCCCTCAGCAGAGGCGGTAGCGGTGGCCCTCTTGGTGGCGGCAGCGTCAAGCATCCCCTGAGCCTTGGCTACGGCTGCCTCGCCCATGCTCTCGACTTCTTTCTTTGCCCCGAAGCGATCAAGCAATGCCACCTTGGCCGCGTTGAGCTTTGTCATGCGGGCGTCCATGAAACGCTGCATGATACCGGAAGAAAACGGGGTCCTGGCCAGTAAAGCCTCGACGGCGGCGTGGATGTTCTTGCCGGTCAACTCGGCGGGGGTCAAATCAATGCCCATATTCGCCGCAGCTTGAATCGCCTCCATCATCTCGGGTGCGAGCTTGTTTCCGACGGCTGCCGCCCCCTGCCCAAGCCCTTTAGCACCAGCCTTGATCGCGCTGGCTCCGCCCATCGTGAGGAGGTTCAGGGCGACTTCGCCGGGCGTGTGGCCGACCATGTCGCCACCGAGCGAGATTCCGGCGGCAGGGATTACCCCCGCCGTTTTGACTACCGCTCCCGCAATAGGGTGGCCAGACTGATTCAGTCTCTCGCCAAATTTCCCACCCTGCTCCGCGACAAAACCAGCCGCATCCTCAAGCCCCTGCCCCACAGTGGCCGCCATGTTCAGCGGGCTTTCGGCGTGAACGGCTTGCTCTTCCCACTGAACGCCAGATTGCGCCGCTTTCGCAGCGTTCTCATTTTCTAGCTCAAGAAGCTCGAGCTCCTCCGCTTCGCTGAGGGCCATTACTTTTTCAGGCTCCCAGCCTGAGCCTTGGCGCGAAGTTCCGCCAAACGAGCGGCTTTATCGCCTTGGAGGGCGATGTCGGCCTGACCGCTGGCAGTATCAGGGCTGACCACGGCATCTGACTTCTTTCTAGTAGACGGGGCCACCCCAGCCTCCGCGACAAGGTTCTTGATGGCCTGCGCCCGCGCCCGCGCCTTCTGCGCAATCACGCCAGGCTTGTCGCCTGGCATTGGAAAATACTTCTTTGTCTCAGCGGCAAGCTCCGAGTCAGGGATTGCAGCGCCGGATTCCTTGCGAAGGACGGCGCTGATGAAGTTCCGCATGGACTGCTCGACGCGCTGCGTCTTATCCGATTTAACCGCGTTCGGAACCATCTCTCCGCGCGTCGTGACGACAGACGAGAGGTCATACCCGCCTTTCACTATGTCGGCCAGCTCCTCCTCAGCTAGTTCGGCTCGATCTGCGAAGCCGCGGGCAGCCAGGTTGACCTGAGTGATTTTCCCGGCCGCTTTTTCGGCAGCCTTTTCGGCCTTTTTCTCAGCCAGTTCGACCTTTCGATCAGCGGCAGCCTGGTCCTTATCGGCAAGGCTGGCCGGTGCCATCGCAGGGATATAGGTCCCCAGAACAAGGTCGGGGTTCTTCTTCTTCATCTCAGCCGTGACCTGAACCAAAGTCCCGCCCTTCGTTGGATCATCGACCTTCGTCAGAGTGTTGAATACGGAGACCGGAATCTGGTGGTTTGCGCCGTAGCCCAGAGCCGCGATCTTGGGATTGCCCTTCAGCATCTCCTCAGTGAGGGTCATCATGCCCTTAGCCTCGGCTGGCCTCACTCTGCCGATCGGAACACCAGAAGGCATCGCCCCGCGCCCGCCCATGGCTGCCCAAAGGGACGCTGCGTCCACGCCACGGGACTGTCCCGGCTGCATCGGGCCGACGCTCTGGTCAAAGTTCCCATGCACCATCGAATCCGCGATCAAGCGGCGCAGGTCGGTTTCGGGAGCCCGCTGCGCGAGTGCCCGCTGTTGCAGTGCCGCGCCAAGGGTTTGGGCAAGGCTCTGGACGCCCATAACGATGGGGTCAAGCTGATGCTCCTGCATGTTGACCGTCTGGGACTGCAAGTTTTCCGGCAGACGCGGTCTCGGTATCCAATCGGGCATGTTCTTCTCCTATTTTCCTCTGCCTGCCAATCCGCCACCGGCAACGCTGCCAGCAGCCCCCATGCCAGCGCCGATCAGGGCAAACATTCGGTTTCTCTCAGCCTGAGCGTTGGCGTTCGACATCGCCTCGCGGTTCAGGTAAAGGTCCCGCTCCCCTGCGATCTGCTGGCCCATGGCTTCGGCGAGCATCTGACGGAGGTTCGTTGCGGCCTGGATATCCCCGGACATAGCTCGCGTCAGAACATCGACAAGGGTCTGGGAGGAAGCGATGCCAAACTGCCCGCGCATCTGACTCTCGGCCTGCTGGCCACCAAGGCGAGCTCCGAGCATGCCGGCTGCCTCGATATCAGAGCCCCGCATACCTCGCGCCGTGGCGTCGGACTGGGCGTTGGCGACGTTCCCAGCCGTCAATTCCCGCAGCCCGGCAATCTGGGGCAATAGGAACTGGCTCTGCTGGCCCAGAATGCCCTCAACCCGAGGAACCAAGGTATCCGTGAGCTTGGGAAGGTTGCCGATGCCCTTAAGCATGTCCGTGACCGCGCCAAAGCCCCAATCCGCATGCTGCGATGGATTGTTTGGCATGTCGAGCCTGGGAAGATCGGGGATGAAGAACTCGCTGGGCATAAGCCTCCTAGTCCTGCTCCTTGCGTCCGTAGGTCAGCCGCAAGCTGTAAATCTTTACGGGGCCCTGGCTGCCGCTGTACTCGCCTTCTAGGGAGATCCAATGGCCGTCCACAGCATCATCTGTCGGGAAAGGGAGCTTGCAGACGAAATACCCTGGCTCAGCTGATTCTCCGAGGTCGCAAGAGCCGAGGCTGTAGGTCTTCGTCGAGCCGTCCAGGCGATACCCGAAAGAGAGCGGGATGCTCTGAGACGGATCAGCCTCCGACTTCAACGTGACGTACAGATTCTTGAAGGACTTGAGCTGGGAGGGGTTTCCCAGGTCCAGGTCAGCCGTCCTAAACCGCATCTTGAAATTGGAGCCAGCGTCGTCGTTTCCAATGTCCTGCTGATGGATAAGCCCAGAGGCGTTGGAGTCCCCGGTATAGAGTTGGTTGTTATAGACCGTGGCCGAGTAGGCGTTGATCCCGTCAAAGATCGTCCACTTGTCGTTCTGGTCTAAGACTGCGTCGTGGTCGTTCTTGGCCCCGGATGCGGTGCTTGTGGTGTAGAACAGGTGATAGCGATCCCGATGGACGGCAGAGGCCACGGGGGGCCTAGAGGCTCCAGCCAGCCATTCGAAAGTCGCATCGTTGAAGGTCGGGACCTCCGAGGCGATGTCCAAATCAAAAGCCACTCGCGCCGCAACGAAAGAAGCGGTCGCCAGGGAAATCGCGGAGTTCTTGACCTGAGTCGTCCAGGTCGCCGTCGCGCGAGTCACCTGATTGCAGGAGGCCCCGGTGCTAAGGGCGTAAGAGACCGCCCCGTCATTGGGCACGTCGTTGGCCCTGAACAGAACCCACGCGCTCATTCCCGCCGTGTTGACGCAGTCGGTGATGTAGTAGCCGGTCGTAGCCGCGGACAGGCTGACGCTTCGCAGCAATGGGGATGTGTCGGTGCTGGTGTTGACGGCAAAGCTGCCCTTGTAGCGGATTGCCCGGCGCGAGGCCGCGGCGATCTTAACGTCAGCAGCCTGAGCGACAAGGCTCTGGAAACCCCCACCGTCGATGGCCGTGGAGGACTGAACCTCAAACGTCAAAGTCCCGGTCGCAGTGGAGGAGATGTCCGTGGCGAAGGTTCCCCAGATAGGCGTAGAGAATCCGGTGTCGTAGAGGGCCTGCGTGAAGCTGCCTGACAACGTGAACGGCCCAGATTCATCGGTGTCCCAGCTAATCGCGTTGTCGTCTGAGGAGTCGGAATCCCGCAGCTTGATCTTGATGGACTGAGGCCGGATGAACGGGACGGACTGCCAGAAGGTCCCGTTTTCCGTGTCCACCCGAAGAATGATCATCGAGGCCGGTAGGGTGGCGGTGTAGATCGAGTACGCCGCTTCGGTGTGCTGGCCTTCGTTTACCGTGAGAGTGGTGCTGGCGAGGACCTGAAAGCTCTCATTCTGAATGGCAAAAGTGATATTGGCCGCCTCAGAGAGAGACCCCCGGCCAGACGTAGACCAGGCCTTCGTCCCGTACATGGAATCGGCGGCGATGCTGAAATTGTTGGAGCTGATGTTGATGGTCGTCGAGTTGGACTCGGCCCCAGCGTTGGTAAACGTGGCACTTCCCGCCTGGACGAGCGAGACCGAACCGACTACGTTGGTGCTGACGTTGACGAGAGTCCCGGCAGCAAACTGGGCGCTGCTCGTATCGACGACGCTCCATGTACTCGGAACCACGTTCCCCGGGCTGATGGTGGTAGACATGGGTGCCCCAGCGCCGGAAGCCCTCGCGTTCGCCGAACCTCCTTCGAAATCGGCCTGCGTCGTGAGGGTGCGGCTCTGCGTGTTACCGGTGGCCCGGATGATCTGGTCGATGTCAGGGCGGATAGGATCAGAGGCGCGGTTGATGGTGGTGCCGCTCAACCTCTCAACACCGCGGCGGGATAGCCAAAGCTTGGTGTTGTTCTTCTCCTGGACACTCTTTTGCTCGATGCACCCGACCTCGGAGGAAATCTGTCGAAGCGTGAAGTCCCTGCGGTCGTTGCCGTAGAGGCCGTAGGTCTCATACTCTCGTCCAATGTAGTAGGCGTTCTGATACTCACCGATCAGGCACGTCACCCGCTTTCCGTCATTGGTGCCTGCGATGTCAATGCTGGCAGGGGTGGTAGACCTTCCGGGTATCTGAAGCGTCCAGTCCGTGCCGTCGCCTTCCCCCGATAGACGGATTCTCGTCAGGGCTCCGGAGACGTTGGCCACCACCACGCGATTGCGGAAAAACCCCATCTTGTCCCCGCTGGGCATGCCAGGGACGGTGGATGTGGAGAGACCGGAGCCGATGTAGAACGGGGTGTTGACGGCGTTGTTGCACCAGAGCCGGCCAAGCCCCTGAACACAGGACATCTCGGCGGTGGAAGACAGTCCGGAAAGCCCTGGAATGGCCGTGCAAGACCCGTTCCCATTGCTCTGGAACATAGTCTCGGAAGACAGGATGATGAGGTATTTGGTGTTGTCGGTGTCGTAGAACGGCCACAGCCCGCGAATTGACTTGGAATCCGTGCAGGGCGTGGCGTTGTACTTCGCCTGACCGTTGCGCCGGCTCCAGGTCAGGTCCTCGTCAAAAACGATGTTCTGGGATTCTTGGAGACAGGCTGGGTTGATCCGGTTCCCCGCGTAACGCGTGACAAGCCCGCAGTCGCCGGGGAATGGAAGGTCGTAAGCCTCCTCCGGGAACGTGGGTGGGGCTATTTCCTGGGCGCGGAGCGGCGCGGCGAGTAGAAGGAGTAGTAACCCAATCACTCCCGCCTCCCGATGGCCGCAGGCCGGTAAGAAGGGCGGTCCTTCGCCATCGTCTTTAGCTGTTCCACCATCGAACGGAACTGCGAGAAGTAGAACATCGCCAGAGCGCCTTTGCCGTCGATGGCCGCCATTTGTGCCGCGGCGTAGTAGGCCAGGCGGTAGTGATAGGGCTTGAGTTCCGTTAGATTGTTGAACGGAACGTCCGAGTCAGCGGAGAGGTCCGTGGCCTGGGCGAAATACTGGTACCTCAGGGTCCCGGTGCTAGAGGAGTCGCTGGGGTATGGATACACGCCGACCTTCGTCCGCGAGGCGAAGTCGATCAGGTAATGAGTCGGCAGAGCGCCCACCGTAGGCCAGCGGGACTCCTTGTCCAGGGCTTCCGGGGTGATCTCGTAGAGCTGGTCGTAGTCTAGGCTGACCCGGCTCATCGACAAGAAGTCGGACGGGAGGTTGTAGTAGGTCGTGCCTATGGCAAGCTGGATCTCCCCAGACCTGACGATGGGCCGCGCCTCCAGAATCGCTAGGCGGTGGGCTTCGTTGATCCACGCATTTATCCTGGCGTCAGAGAACCGGCGGCGTGACGTTCCGGTATCTAGATCGAGCTGGCGGGCTTCGGTGCGTACCTCGGAAAGAGTGAGGGCTCCCGCCTGGGAATGGCAGAGGAGCCCGATGGAAAACAGGAAGGCAAGTCTAAGTTTGCGCGAGAAATCCCCCACCGTTCATTACCTCCCCCTGCTCATCCGACCCGCACGACGTACTCGATGTCCGACAGCGGCTTGAACTCTCCAGCCTGCGGCTCGTACAGACAGACATCCCCGGATGCGTCCAGAGTGATATTTGCCGCATGCAGCTTCCCGGTTTGGCACTCGTAAACGACCACGAAGAAGCAGGGAGCGAGATCAAGCCGGGCGTTGATGGCCCCCAAAAGCACCTGAGCCTTGGCGATCTCGGCGAAGTCGTCGCAGTCCGGGAATTCGCGGTGATAGCGAATGCTCGGTGTCCGGACGGTCTTAGCGATCAAATCGGAGAGACGGCCTTCCTCTAGGGCAAGGTAAGACTCGTCGGCAAGGTTAAGCTTGGTGTCCAGGTCGGTGGGAACCTTGGCCCGAATCATTGCCTCCACCTCTTTGGAGCTGAGACGCCGGGCGCCATCGGCGAATCCGCCGCCAAAGATCACGCGAAAGATGCTCACGGCACCAATTCCTCAGACTGCTCGGATGTGACAGTGTTTTCCGAGCAGGAGACAGAGAGGGTCAGCAGGCCTAGGCCGACGATTGCTACCCCGACAAGGCGGCCTTTTGCTGTCCGCATCAGAACCCCAAGAACTGATAGGTGTAGGTGATGGTCCCGGCACGGCCGCTAAAAAGGCCATAGGCACCGCCGCCCAGGGAGATGACGTTGCAGCTCCCGTTTGTGCTTGCGGTCGTGCAGCGCCCGCCGCCGTCGTACAGCTCGCGGCTCGTATTGGCCGAGCCCTCGATAGAGAAGCCGCAGGCGCAACCGTCCGACCCCGAGGTGAACGTGAAAAGCCCCGCGCTCCCGACGCCGGTCAGAGTGAAAGTCGATTGGCTGGGGAGGACGACGTGCCCAAACACGCTCTTGGCCGTGCCGCTTGAGAACGTAACCTCTCCGTTAATCGTCAGCGGGCCAGAGAGTCCACCGGGCGGGTTGACGCCATTGCCGAGCTTCGTTGAGTCGATTGATCCCGCTGCTATTTGAGAGGTGCCGACAGAGAGAGCGCCAATCAATCCCTCTGAGTCGATAGCCCCACCGCCCAGGGCAAAGGCGTTGCTGCTGGTCAGGAGGATCAGGGCGGCGAGTCGATACACGAGGCCTCCTACCGAAGCTGAGTCAGCACGAGTCTCACGCCCGCGGCGACTGCGGAGCGGCACCAGACTTTCACGGCGTCAGGGATCGCAAGAACCCAAGGCGTGCCAGCCGGAATTTTCCGGCCGTAGTTCGCGTTACCTGGGATCGTCGAGACGTTCAGGGTGAAGGCGCACCACGCCGGATTCGCGGAGTCGTCGTTGTAAATCTCCATCGTGAACCGCGAGTTAAGAGTGCGGGTGCTGGAGTCCACATTGACGGTCGAGGTCGTGACCAGGAAGTTGGTCACAGACCCATCACCGAGCGCCGTCTCATAGACGTGCTGCTGCGCCTGGACCTTTCCGGCCAGGCTCGCCAGAAGCAAGACCGCGTAGAGCAGTCTCATGCTCGATTTAAGGAACCGCCGTCGCCGAGCAGGCCCCAGTCACGATGCTGTAGAAGCCGATCGAGTTGGCGTGGCTATCGACGCAGAGGATCTTCACCGTGTCGATGTTCCCGCGGATCAGCATCTTCCGCGTGTCCACTGCCTGAAAACCGATCTTGGCCGTGTCGATGGCGCCGGAAGCCAGGGTCAGAGTGCCGGTGGCCGATAGGGCTCCCGTGTAGACCGTGCCGAACGGCAGAGCCGAGGTGCCCAGGTCGCCGCCCGAGGCCGTGGTGGGGACCAAGTTGCCGTCCTTGTCGATGCAGACCTCGTTGGCCCCGTTCCCGGAGCAGAAGACGTCCGCATCCGTGGCGCTGGCCCCAGTGACGCGAGCCGTGGCAGGATTCAGGGCAACGCACACGATCAAGAGGGCCGCGGTCAGCGCACCCAACTTCTTCAGGAACTTCGTCATGCTCTCCCCCTACTTCTTAAAGTGCCGGCCCGAGCCTTCGCCGCTCGGCCGGATGAATTCCAAGTTGCACTTCTGCGGGTCTTCCGGCCAAAGCAGCCTTGCCAGCCGCTTAAACTCATGCGCCATCGATATGAAGTCGTCGCTGAACTCGCCATCCTTCGACTGCGCCCGCTCTACCGCCTTCTGGTACGCTTGGTCTTTCAAGGCGTCCGTCGCTGACGGAAAGAAGTTCTGCTGTTCCTTCGTCAGCATCCTCGGCACCAGCCGCTCCTTCAGGTCGAAGTACCGCTTCTCCGCTCGCTGTCTCTCGGCCCCGGTGATCTTCTGATTCGCCGGGTCCATCGCCCGTAGAGCCCGCTTGCTTCTCTCGATGCGCTTCTCTACGGAGTCGGTGCTGACATCGGCCACCTCAGCCGCGGCGAGGTGGGCTTCAGCAGCCGCTCCCTCCGCGTCCTTCGGCGTCCCGTTGAGTTGGTCGAGGTATGCCTGGTCTTGTCCGATCTGCTTATTCAGGTCCTCGACTTCCCTCACCGACAGCAACGGCAGCTTGCGTACAGGCGTCTTTAACCTAGGCATTGCGGCCCCCCTTGATTGACCTATTGATGTGCGGTCTCCCTTAGGAGACCGAGTGTCCGTAGATGCCGCGCCAATCGACGACGGCGGTGTTCACGGACATGTAGCCGACGTGCTTGGTGACCATGGTGTCCACCTCGCCCGCGAAGAAGAACTCAACCGGGTTCCAGTCGTACCAGCGCCAGAACCGCTTGAGTTGCTTGGAGTTGGCCATGAACCAGTTGTCCGCGTCGGACAGCCAGTTGTGCCAAACGGCCATCTTGTACTTGCCCTCGTGGAAGTTGGGATTGTTGAGCGCCGTGTCCACCTTGCCCTTGGACTTGATTAGCTCGTAGCCCTTCTCCTCCAGCTCCGTCGGCAGGATCAGCGTGTCCGGGAACGTGGCCGCCTGGATGTTGTCCCGGTTCGTCTTGAACTTGATCATGAGCCGGCGCGTGGCCTCGACAGCGGCCGGCGAGAAGGCCGTGGTGCCGCTGTTGCCCTGGTTCGAACCGCCCTGGTCGGACGTGTGAGCCGTGTTGCAGAGGCTCAAGCCGTCAGCCGTGGTCGTCGTCGAGAAGGCGCCGTTGAGGACGCCAGCCGCCAGGCCCTCGCGGGCGGAGCGGAACCGCTGGGCCATCAAGCGCACCTGCTCCTGAACGATGCCGTAGAGGTCGTTGCGGCGTAGCTTCTTCGTGGTCTTGAGGCCCATCGCGTACTCGACCTCTTCGACCGACTTGCGATAGCTCTGCTTCGCATCGTCGTAGGCCACCTCGCCGTCGAAGACGCCGACGCTGCCGAGGTCTGAGACCAGGGCCAGGTACACGATGGCCTGGTCAGGCTTCTTCATGTCGGCCAGAGCCGGGATCATGGACGTAAAATCCCCGTACTCCTGGGCGAAATGCTCCGAGAGGTCTTTCTGGACGAAGTAGCTGAAGTTCGCCTGGTTCATCGGGTTGGGCATAGGGTCTCCTTAATCGTTCTCTCGGTGCGTTCGCTTAGTCGAGCGGGTTGTGGAAGGTGTTGGCCGGCACGAGGATCTGCCGCAGTCCAGGGACCGCAGAGCCCAGTTGCAGGTTGTGGTGCTTCGTCGGGTCGAGCGGCACCCAAAGCTCAGAACCGGGGATCTTGATCTCGTTGGCCAGGACGCGCCACGGGAGATTGCCTGCGGCGGCGGTGGACTTGATCTTGGTGGCCGTGCTGTCCAGCTCGACGAGCTGCCAGCACAGCGGGCGCATGATGATCAGCTTGGACGTGTTGTCCAAGGTCGTCGTCATGGCGCTCTTGAGCGTGAAGCTGCCAGAGGCCGACGCCTTGATGTAGCCGACCTGGCCGACTCCAGTGCCGGAAGAAACGTAAATCCACGAGCCCTCGATGTCGTCCTCTAAGGACGTGACCGTGATGACCGTGGACGTGGCAGAGGCGACATCCACGTCATTGCTGGTGTCGATTGCCATCTCAGCCGCGACTTCGCAGCCAGGCAGGAAGGGAACGATCTGGCGCAGCGGGTAGATCGTGCCGGCCTCGGGGTCGGCATCGCCCGAAACGCTGGTGTCGTGGAGCTCAGCCAAGAGGCCGAAGGAATCGGCACCCGCACTCGTGGCCTTGATAAAAACGGAGCGATCGGTCTCGTCCGTGACGCCGGGCATGATCACGGCGCCGGCCTGGATGTCGGAGCCCGCGCCGTCGATGGGAAGAGCCTGCGCCCGGGAAGGGCGGTTGCGGATGATTTCCATAGTACGCCTCCTGCAAGGTTATCGGCGGTATGATCCGCTGACCGAGGGGCTTACCCCTGGCCGAGGTGAGTAACCTTAGGCGTGTACTACGGAGCTAGATGCCGGGGCCGCGGTTTGAAGAACCGAGGCGACCCAAGTACGACTTTTGCCTGGCGGCGTTCTTCGATCCACAAAGGGCACAACCTGCGCCCCTGCGATTGATCGCGTTGCCGAACGTATCCGAAATCGAGGCACCGGCCGAAGTCGTGCCAGTGACGGTAGTCTTGGTGATCGCGCCGCGGCTTCCGTTTCCAGTCAGGTCGCCGCCAGACAGGTCGATGGCGCGGAAGTCCTGCCTCATGCCGCAGTGCTGGCAAGAGCCAATCCGCTTGCGGCCACCGCGTCCCTGGCCCGCACCGTCATTGGCGCTGTTCGCACGAATGCGGCCGCTACCTGCGGTCGCGGTCGGGAACCAGGGTCGGAACATGATTAGAGTTTACCAGCCGCAGAAAAATCGTCACGCTGAAAGTACGGCCAGTTTGGCCCGGTTTTCATGGGTGACATCCTGGCCCGCTCTTATCGCAATGGGCCTGGGCTTTGACTCTCGGCTTTAGCTTCTTGTCTAGATCCCGCTGAACCTCGTCGAGAAGTCTGTCGAACTCAGCGTCATCGGCCATCTTCTTGGAGAATTCGGCGCTGGTCTTGGCGGCTGCTCGCTTGCCCGCGGCGGCGTATCTGTTGGTCTTTCCATTCGCGCTCTCGCAGGCCAGAGAATAACCCGACCTGCATAAGGCAGCGTCCACGCTCTGCTGCGACTCAGCACTTAAATCCTCCATCCCGTCGGCATCGCTCTCGCGTTTAATGTATTCAAGGCGCGTGACGCGGTCGGCCAGTTCCTTCAGGTTCTTCTCGCCCCTGGTGATTTGATTCTGAAGCGCCACCATGGCCTGGCTTGTGACCTCAACGACGCGCTCGTCAATTTCCTTGTGCCGAAGGAAGTCTCGCTGGGTCGCACAGCCGGAAAGCAAAGGCAGGGCGCACGAGAGTAGTACGCCCTGCCTGTTGATCATCGCCGGAACTTGGGGGCTTCGTCAAAGTCCTGGGCCACCCGGACGCCGGTCGGATGCTCGGGGTGCTTGAACTTGTCCCGCTTCTCTTTCGGGATCAAGTCTTGAATCTCCACCTTGAAGTCGTCGTTGAGGCGGTAGGTGCCGGGCTTAATCTTCCCCGCCTTCGGATTGTCCTCGTCGGTGTCCTCAAAGTACGGGGCCTCATCGTTGGGCTTGGGAATCCGGACTCGGCCGCTCGGCTCGCGGGCGGGTTCGCGGGTCGGCCCCACCTTGCCGCGGGCGTAGGTGATGGCCTTGGCCATGACAGCCTTGAGCCGCTTGGGGTCGGACTTCACTTCGTCGCTGATGTCCTCAAGGTACTCCTTGATCCCGGACTTGAGCTTGCCGATTTGCGGGTCCCGCTCCGTGGCGTCCTCGATGGCATCCCGGACGTTCTCGCGGGCGTTGCGGGAAATCTCGCGCTTTTGGGACTCGCCGATCTCCTGCGCCTCGACGCGGGAGACGACCTGATCGAAGGGCAGACCCGTCGTCTTCTCGACCTGCTCGCGCTCCGCCTCAGACATGGCCTTAAGCTGGGCGGCGGTGATGCGGGGCTGGGCCGTGCTGCGGGTCCGCAGTTCCTCGTTCTCGCGCTCTAGCCGCTCCTTCTCGGCCTTCAGAGTCTCCTTTTCGGTATCGACGACTGCCTCAGGCTTGGCCTCTCCCTCTTTGCCAGTCTCGACTTCCTCCGCGGCCTCAGCTTCCTTCCCGTCTTCCTGCGGCTTGAGCTTGAGTGTCATACGATACCCCCCTTAGTTGCCTTCCCCGACTCAATGTCCTCGATCTGCTTTGTGAGCATCCCGATTTTGTGATTCAAAGCGTCGATCTTCTGCCTTGCGTCGGTGACGTTGTAGATGATGCCGCGCATGGCCTTCTTCTCGGCGGCCAAAGTCTTGATCTTGATGAATTCAGCGTCCCTATTTTCAACCGTCTGCATCTCAAGTTCTTCTTTATTGAAGTCCAACGTCTTAATGCTGGCTTCAAGCTCACCCTTCAAGGCGTCCCAGAACTCCCCGCCCGCGCCAGCGTCCAAAGACCTAAGGCGCTTGATGCGCTCCTTGTGCGCCTTAATAGCGGCCCGTGCGTCTCTGACATCCATCGCGTTCTGCTCTGTGATCACTTAGTTGCCCCTCCCGATGATGTGACGCCGCGCTTCTGCATCTCCATCTGCGCGACCATCTGCTGTAGTTGTTGTCCTAGTTGATCCACCTGAACCGGCTGACCGCCCATGGTGGCCTGGCCGTTCTCGCCGGCCTCGATCATGAACCGCTCGGGCTGATCGATGCGCGAGGCGGTGACGTAGTCGTTCCAGATTTCGATTATCATCTGAGGCTTGGCCATGACCGGGAACCTCAGCTGGAACGCCGCGGCGACCAAGGCCATGAGCTTGTTCATCTCCATCTCAGGCGCGGAGACGTTGCGGCTGACCTTGAGGCCAAACCGTCGGCGAGGGTCAGCAAGGACCTGAGTCGCCACCTCGCTCTCCCGCAACTCTCCTCCGTGCATGGCCATAAACTTGAGCTTGGCCTTGGCGTTGGCGAGATAGAGGGCCACATGGAGATCGGCGAAGTCAGGGATAGACCGCTTCCACTCCTCGACCAAGTCTTCTACGCGGAGATCCGCGCGGGCCAGGAGCATCCGAGTCTTAGAGGCTGGGGCGTTCGGGTCCCCTGTCGATTCCCGTCCAGACTGGCCCTCAGAGACCCCAATGAGGCCGTCGATGTAGCGGACAATCATCCCCTCTTCATCCACGCTGTCGCCCGAACGCGAGAGGTTGTATATCTGTAGCTGCTTGGGGTACTTATCCGGGTGTAGGTCGTTGGGAACCCAAAGCGTCATGCCAGGCTTGAACTCAGCGTACTCAGCTCCGAGGTCAACGTCCTCTTTGAGCGCCTTAGGGATGATGAGGGTGACTGAATCGGTCAACCGCCTGGTATTAGACCGATGTCGGTGTAACGCATTCAGTTCCCTGAACAAGTCCCGGCCGTCGCGCAGAAGAGAGACGCCAAGGAAGCGGTCATCGCGCTTTAGCAGTCGGAATGGAACGATACAGGGCGTGTTGCGCCAAAGCCCGTACTGCTCGACCCGGAGAGACCGCTTGCCCTCCATGTCCCAGTAGACCATGTACCGCTCGGGGATATCGTCGTCGTCTAAGTCGTAGGAGACGACAAGCCGGGCAATCTTGTAGGTGGCGCGGTCCTGCTCGTCGCTGGTGATTCCCTCGACCGTGTCCCGCCCACGTTCCCACTCGTCTACGTCAGAGCTTGACCGCTTCTTGGTCTGCTCGACCTGCTCTTTGTCGTAGAAGTTGTAGGCCACCGCAGCGTCGAATGACGGAGCTGTCTGGGTGTAGTAGTAACCGTAGATTTCAGCCGAAAGGCGCAGGTCCTTGGCAGACAGAGGTCCCCAGATAAACTTAGCCAGCGGGAAGATGGTGTAGGCGGGACCGTTCTGAGCCACAAAGTCCATGCTGAACTCGACGTGGAGTTCTTCGTCAGGCTGGGCGAGCTCGTCTAGGACATCGTTGTATTTCTCTTTGGTCAGGCCCGCGGCCTTCGCGGTGGGATAGTCGGCCGTGAACTGCTCGACGCTCTCATAAGTGCGGTAGTCCACGCCACGCTCAATCCGGCGTTCCCACTCGCCATAGACCAACGCTGTGCCGTCCCGGAAGGCAGGAACCGGGGTATCCTTCAGCGTCTCGATACCATTGGTTTCCTTGCTGGCCGTCCAGTTGACGGCGGCTTCGGCAAGGTTGTCCTGCGGCCCGCGGCGGGCGCCAGGCAGGGTCTCAGCAACCAAGAGACCTGGGTCGGCGAAGACCGCCTGAACGAACGAGGCCCTGAGAGTGCGGGCCTTGGCAGCGGCATAGCGGATGTCGATGCTTGAGGACTGTCCCGATCCGAACGGGAAGTCAACATTCTCCCCGAAGCCCTCTAGCAGGTCGTTGAGTTCCTTCAGGTCCTTTCGGAGCCCGGGAGTGCCAGACTCCCACGCCTCAACCATGCGGTTGATCCACTTGTCGAGCTTGTCCCGCTTCCCCTTACCAATGCCGAGCTTGCGGGCTTTGAAATACTGCTCGACCTCGCGGACTTCCTTCTGGGCATCGGCGAGGACTTGGGGCGGCGGTTCCAATCTCAGGTACATTAGGACTCCCCGCCCGGGTTCAGGCGTTCCCGTTCGTCTACTCTCTCGGCCTCGCACAGGGCCGTCTCCATGCGTCTGACGGCCCCCATAGCCCAGGTCCGGTCACTCGCCGCCCAAAGACGACCGCCGCGGGTGCTT